TTCGATACATGATGCGATCATATCTAGAGATTGATCAACACCAGTGTTTGTAGTATCAACCTCAAAGTTATTTTCAACAAACTGTTTAACTGATGGATACTTCATCTTCATCGATAGAGTATCATCTAACTTGATGATATTATTATGCTTTTCATCCTTTTGAACTTTGATCGTATCAATATCAATTTCTAACTCAACCTGAGTTTCTCCATCATCTGGGCAGGTTACACTTACTTCAAGTTTTTCACCAACAGATTTTGCACGAACATTTAGGAACAAATATTCAATATCAAATGTTGCAAGTTCTGACACCTCAACACCACGGGTAATAATACAATCGGACAGAATTTCTACGATAGCATTAGTAATCTGACCCATGTCTTCAGATTCTAATGCCATTATTAGAACTTTTTCTTCTCTTACTAAAAAAGGACGATACTTAATTTTTTTTCCAGTAGAGGGAATCTCCAACTCATAAGTTGGAGTGCTAATTTTTGGTAAAGGCATAATCCTTGATACAATTCAGATATTTTTATTTATTAACCAATTTGAGAATTAATTTGATTAAGTTCTTGAAAAGTTCCTGCTCCACTTAAACCGAAACTTGTTGTTCCTGGAATATTACTATTAGTTGCGGCATCCAAGTTCATCTCAAATGCTTGTTGATTTGCAAGAACTGCCTCACTCTGAGAAGAATCAATTACATTCTGTCTCCATACTCTATAACGATCATAATACATCGTTACTGTAACTTTGGTAATTTCTGCTTCACCATATTGGAGTGGAATAGCAGAAACTGCCTTAGGAAATGTATCAACTAATTGATATGTAATTTGAGTTGCACCAGGAACATTATAGTTTCTCTCAAACTTTGTAATATAAAACCCAGATGCATTTTTATAAAACTTTGGATAGTTAAAACGTCTATAATAATTGTGCCCAATGTTCTCGGCATATAAACTAGGTTCACCTAGTTGATTACTATTACCACCAGAAATAAAGTTCATCCATGCTTCAAAGAACATTAAAACTTTATAATCACGATCAACATAAAAAGAGAAATCAATATCAGTATTGATTCTTGTATGAGCATATTCTTGAACGATACCCTGATAATTATCTTTTATCTCTCCAGTTGCATATGTAGATGATGGGAGAGTTGCATTCGCACAAGAAAAAGACAATAATTTTTTGAATGCATCATCCCAAGTAAAACCATAAATGGGTTTTAGTGTCGACAATCCTAAATGTTCAATGAATGGTTGTTTACCACCATTATCGGTTCCCCAACCATTTTCTATAAAAACCTGATATAGATTTGATCTTGCAAATCCACCTTCCCCAAGAGTTGATCGGACGTCTTTAGAAGTTAGTGTTTGTATACTGGGGATATTAGGCATTTCTAAATATTAATACAGCCTTTGTTATTAGTTATTTAGATGTCGTATAAGGGAAAATTTCAACCATCATATTCCAAAAAGTATAAAGGTGATCCAACAAATATCATTTATAGATCACTTTGGGAAAGAAAGTTTATGATGTATTGTGACCTCAATGAAAATATTATCGAATGGGGATCAGAAGAAATTGCTCTACCGTATCGTTCTCCACTAGATAACAAAATTCACAGATACTTTCCCGACTTCTATATTAAGGTAAAAGAAAATAACGGATCAATCAAGAGATATTTGATTGAGATTAAACCAAAGAAACAAACTGTAGAACCAAAAGTTCAGAAAAGAAAAACCAAATCATACATCTACGAAGTTACAGAGTATGCCAAAAATATGGCAAAATGGAAAGCAGCAGAAGAGTTCTGTAAAGATCGTATGTGGGAGTTTAAAGTTCTGACCGAAGATGAACTAGGTATCCGATAATGGCAAATCCAACAGACGATAAATCAAATCGTATTCGTTCTGTAATGGATAATGTTATTGGGACAGAAGATCCTGATGACTTAATGCTCGAATTAATTAATGTATTAGAAGAAGGTGGAAAAGTTCCAGAGTCTGGAAAGTATTATGTCTTTGTATATCAACCAAAGACTCCAAATATTCAATACGATCAAAATCCTCTCGTAGCAGTTACTGATGTCTTTACATGGGGATTTAGAGGTATTAACTTTCACTGGGGTGAAGTGAGGCAATATACCTGGAACGAAATCGTTGGACAGATCTACGAGATTTATTCTGATGAACTTGCGGATGCACAAGAAATCCCTTTTGCAAAATTCCGTCTAAATAGTTGATAATGGAAAAAATGGTCATACTAGATGACAAAAGCTACTGGTATTTTAAGATATCCATACGAAGCGATCACGGAAGAAACTGATTATCTTCAATTGGCAGTTTATAGTTATGATACTAGTGGATATGGAACTGGCAATTTAACTGCAAATCAGAATTTTGTAAATCAGAATACTTATTCTGCACAAAATATTGCTGGTGGAGTAAATAAAGCAAAAGTTTTGGGTGAAGGTGGTATTATTATGCTACCAATGCCTTCTAACATTCAAGATTTCAATTCCGTTTCATATGATGGTGATACCTTAAATGGTATTGTAGCTGCTGGATTAAATGCATACACCACAATGACCGCTGAAGATTTAGTTCAGACTAATGGTGTTATGGATATAGGTCAAACAACGTTAAATATTGGAAAAAATTTAGTAAAAGGTGCCAAAGAATTTTTTGATAATGTTGGTGATAAGGACTTGATAATGAAAGCATTATCTGCACAAGCACTCAATGTATTTAATGCAAATGTAAGTGTAAATTCACTTTTAGCACGTTCTGGAGGAAAGGTTCTCAACCCAAATATGGAGTTGCTATTTAATAATGTAACTTTAAGAACTTTTAGATTTTCATTTAAAATGACTCCACGAGATGAAAATGAGGCAACTTCAATTAAATCCATTATTAGAACATTGAAAAAAAATATGGCAGCAAAAAGAGTTGGTGAAGGAACTAATAATGGTTTATTTTTAAAGACGCCAAATATTTTTGAACTCACTTACATGAAAGGAAATAAAAAACATCCTTTCTTGAACAGATTTAAACCATGTGCCCTAAGTGATATGAGTGTTAACTACACCGGTGATAATGTGTATGCAACCTATGGTGATGGAACACCAATTTCAATAATCCTTGACCTAACATTTAAAGAACTAGTTCCAATTTATGAAGATGATTATAATGATAGCGCATTCAATACTTCTAATGATAATGGATCTGTATTTGACTCAAACTTTAAAGATGATGATCTAATTTATGGTGTTACAGGTTATGGTAATAATGCAGTTCAAGACGACGTAGAAGGAGTTGGTTACTGATGGGATACTTCAGAGAACTACCAAACTTTCAATATCTTTCACCTCTTTCTGATCGGAACTCTGCTTCAGAATATGTTGAAGCAAAAAATTTATTTAAAAAAGTAAAACTCAGAGATGATTTTCAAAATACATTAACTAATTTTGACAAGTATTATGTTAGAGATGGAATGAGACCTGATCAAGTTGCCGTTGAACTTTATGGCGCACCTACACTTGATTGGGTTGTTTTAATTTCTGCTGGTATTACGAACGTCAGACACCAATGGCCATTATCTGATCGTGATATCTATGAGTTTGCCGAAAGTGCTTATGGAACTAGTATTAATGAAACTCGTTTTTACGAAACTAAAGAAGTAAAGGATAGTAGAGGAAGACTTGTTCTCCCAAAGGGGCAGGTCGTTGATTATAATTTTAAATCCCCAAGACCAAAAATTGATACTTCACCAACAACATCGTATATTCAGTTTTGGGACAGTGGTTTAAACACCATGGTAACAAAAACTGATATAACTACGCCAATAACAAACTTCCAATACGAAACAAGAGTGAATGAAGAAAAGAGAAAGATATCTGTATTAAAACCTAGTTACTTGCAACAGTTTATATCTGATACTAGAAGAATTATGCAGTATAGCCCCTCTTCTCAGTATATTAATCGTAAGATGAAGAGAGCAGAAAACATCAGACTCTGATCACCATAAGAGATTTAGTTTCTTATCAAACAGCATCACATATCGGTGCTTGCGAGATCTGTCTCTCCATTCACCTTCGGAACCTCTAACACTACCTCTGGAATGTTTCGTTCCATCTGCAAAATAGAAATCTTTTTTTGGTTCTGATAAACCACAGTACCTAAAGTTACAAGCGCGATAGATTGTACCAGCATGATGGTCACTATCAGCGTATGAGATAATCCCCCTAACGCTGGTCTCTTTTCTAAGGCGTCTAATCGCTTTTGATACGAACCAAGAAGTGATATTATACTCGCTCTGCTGTGTAGACGGGTGAATGCAGAGTCTTGAGAGTTCAAAAAGTCCTTGCTGTTCATGGCGTTCTAATCCAAAAGCACCTTTTGCAATTTCAGGAACAGGGAGACCTGTAAAAATAC